TTGATACCGAAGTATTTTAATTATTTGGAGAAATTGAAAATGAATTTTTATTCTGATGCCTGTCAAGATCAGTTTGCAGCAAACTTATTAGGATTTAAGAGAGATGGATTCTGCGTTGATATTGGCAGTTGTCATTCAATGCGATCCAATAACACTTATGTCTTTCAAAGTCTTGGTTGGACTTCTATAAGCATTGAAATTGATAGTAAGTATAATGAGACTTACAGTACAAGATTGAACGGCACTCACTATAATGAGGATGCCTTGAAGACGGACTACAAAAAAGCATTTATAGAAAATGATTTTCCAAATACCGTTGATTACCTTTCATTGGATGTAGACACTGCATCTCTGAGCGTTCTGAAGATTCTCCCCTTTGATGAGTATAGATTCAAAGTAATTACAATTGAACATGATGCATATCTTTATGGAGATGAATATCGCGCAGAACAGAGAGAAGTCTTGACTGGTAATGGATATCGAATGGTATGTTCCAATATTATTGTTCCAAGTCCAGGTCATTATGGTTATGATGGATTTAGCCCATGTCCATTTGAAGATTGGTGGGTTCATCCAGAAGAGTTTGATTCTGAACTTTTAGATTCTATTCAGTCTGATATGGCTCATCCCGAAAGCATTATTGAAAAACTGAAATGAAATTAGGATTTTTCTTCAGTTGCTATAAAGAGAATCGTGCTGTAGAATATTCTCTATCTGAACTTCGCAAATATTATCCAGATAATCCAATATACCTTGTATCTGACGGTGGACTCAACTTCAAGTATCTTGAGTCTTCATTTAATAATATAAAGGTGTCATTGGAATCTGATACCATGAGTGCTACATTTTCTGTTACTCGTCAAAATTATTTGAAAGAGGTTCATCAACAGACAAACAGAGTAGCTGCTTGGGCGGTTCTTGATCGTCTTGACCGCGCAATTAAATATTGTCAGAGTGATTATATTTTGATGATGGATCCAGATGCTCTTATTCGAGGTAAACTCAATATTCCGAGAGGAGTGAAACTCTTAGGATCTAGAGTAAATAAAGGATTCCCACAAGGATTTAAAAATCTTCTCTCTAGGGTTGAAGGCGCAAAAGTAATTGATTGTTGGGGAGCAACTCCTGGAATTTTTCATGTAGAGACATTCAAAAAATCTTTGGGAATGTTAAGAGAAACTCCAGAAGTTCTTGACATGTTCATCAAAGAATTTCATGCAATTTATGCACATGATGTTCTCCTACCATTGATGTTTGCTTTGGTTGGGGAAGAGGAAACATTCAATCCAGATATTGTTGAGTGTAATCGCAATCCTAATTGGAGAAATACTACACAACCACTTGTTCATCAGTTTAAGGAGTTTTATTAATGAAAGACTTTGTAATCGTTACGTCATTGTTTAATCTAAGTGATGTGAGAAGAGGTGATGGGAGAGGTTGGGAGGACTACCTGGAGTGGTTTGGAAAGACTCTGAAGGTGAAATGTCCGTTTATCATTTTTACTGAAGAAGAGACTGCTGAGTTTATCCGCGAGAAAAGAGGAAATCTGCCAACTCACATTATCACAACTAAGTTAGAAGATGTTCCTTTATATGGTCTGAGAGAAAGAATTCAGGATGTCTTGGATTCTGATGATTACAAAGAGAAGATGCTTGACGTTGATAGAGTTGAGTGCCAAGACTCAATGTATTCGGTAATTCAATATTCTAAGTTTAAGTGGTTGAAAGAGGCTGCAAGAGTAAATCCATTTGAGTCTAGGTATTACTTTTGGTTAGATGCTGGAGCAAGTAGATTCCTGCAAGTCCGAGATTATCAAAACGAGTATCCTAGTGAGAGTGCATTAGCTCAACTGAGTCAGATTGACAATACATTTTTATTACAGTATAATCCAGATTATTATATGGACTTAATCAATGCAGATACTTTGGATGCTGATTATCTGTGGGACAATCGGTCTTTCATATGTGGTAGTATGTTTGGTGGAAATGTTGATTCGATCAATTCTATAGAGGAAGAGATTGATAAGATTCTTGATATGATGATCGAACGAGGTTGTGTCAATAACGAACAGATTGCATTGGGTTATCTTTGTAAAAATAAAGAAGATATGTTCACAAAATTCTATAGAAAGAACCCTAATAAACATTTAGAACTCTTTCAGGAGATGTCATGAGAATAGTATTAGTTGGACCCGGCATCATGACTATCCCCCCAAAGGGTTGGGGTGCGGTTGAGATTTTGATATGGGATACATGTACAGCACTAAAGCAACTTGGACATGAGGTTCAGATTGTAAATACAAGAAAACCAGAAGAAATCATATCACAAATTAATCAGTTTCGACCAGACTTTGTTCATGTTCATTATGATGAGTTTATTGGTGTATATCAGTATATTCAGTATCCCAAGGCAATCACCAGTCACTTCGGTTACTTGGAACGTCCAGAACTATATGGAAGTTATGTAAATATCGCAAAGGCATTTGCGCAAGTTCGACCCAATGTATTCTGTTTGTCTAGAGGAATCAAAGTAATCTATTCTTCACTGATGAAGATTCCCGAAGGTCAACTATTCATAACTCCAAACGGTGTCAACCTTGAGGCATTCAGATTTACTATGGCCCCAGAGTTTCCTGATCGTAGTATCTACCTTGCAAAGATTGACTATCGTAAGAGACAACATATGTTCCAGTCTATTGATAGTCTTTGGTATGCTGGCAACAATGCAGATAATAGATTTGATACCGAAAAGAACTATCTCGGTGAGTGGTCAAAGAATGTTCTTCATGATCATTTGACCGAGTATGGAAATCTTGTTCTTTTGTCTGATGGAGAGGCACACCCATTGGTTTGCATGGAAGCACTTGCTGCCGGTCTTGGTGTTGTTGTAAGTGAATGGGGAAGTGCAAACCTTGATACGTCAAAGAACTTCATTACCGTTATTCCAGAGAGTAAAGTGAATAATACTAAGTTTGTTGAGAAGTCGATCATTGAGAACCGAGAGTATTCTATATCGCATAGAGAAGAGATTCGAGAGTATGCGAAACAGTTTGATTGGATGAACATAATTCAGAATCACTATATTCCTAGCGTGAAGGAGATTGTTGGAAAATGATTGGATTTAATCACATAGGACGATTAGGTCGTCGTGGCAATCAGATGTTTCAGTACGCAGCATTGAGAGGCATTGCTGCTCAAAATGGATATAACTTCTGCTTTCCATTTTACGCAAAGGGTGTGGACGATGGTTTGGGTAACATGAATCGAACAGAACTCTTTGATTGTTTTGAGATGAGTTCTGTAAGTTCACTTAATATTCAGGCAATAGATTCTGATCGTCCTTACCTGCAAGAAAAATCATTTCATTTTGATGAAAAAATATTTAATAACTGCCCGGATTGGATTTCTTTGTATGGATTTTTCCAGTCGGAGAAATACTTTAACAATGTAAAAGAAATCATACGACAAGATTTTACATTTAAGGAAGATATCAGAAAACCCTGTGAAGAGATGATGGGAGGAGTATATGCAGAAGGGGTTGATCCAACTATCGTAGGACTTCATATTCGTCGATCAGATTATCTTACAAACCCAAATCATCATGCTCTGGATATCGCTTACTATGAAGAGGCATTGAAATTATTTCCAGATGATGTTAAAGTATTGGTATTCTCTGATGATCCTAAGTGGTGTTATCAACAATCACTGTTTGATAATGATCGGTTTATGATCTCCGAGAATGAAAACGGACATATTGACCAATGTTTGATGGGGATGTGTACAGACTTTATTATCGCAAACTCATCGTTTTCTTGGTGGGCCGCATGGTTGGCGGACAGTGGAAAGGTCGTTGCGCCATCAGAGTGGTTTGGTCCTGGAAATCGACACCTAGATACTAAAGACATTTATTGTTCTAATTGGATTGTGATCTAATGAAACTTGCTGTAATTTTTATTGGTACAAATCAGTACCTTAATTTTCTTCCTACTTGGTATGAGTCTTGTGAAAAATATCTAGTAAAGAATGCAAAAAAGACATATTTTGTATTTACTGATGGCGAACTTAGTGGGTTGCCAGATAACATCATTCCATATTACCAAGAGCATCTTTCTTGGCCTTACATCACTTTATATCGATGGAAGACTATTTTGCGGGCAAAAGATAAGTTGAGAGGATTTGACTATATTCTTTTCCTTGATGCTGACATGTTACTTGTTGATGAGGTCACAGAAGAAGATCTCTTTACAGACAAGAGATATATTGGTGTTCATCATCCATGTCATTTTCTTGGTATGGAACCACATACAAACTATCCTGGTGCATTTGAGACAAATAAGAAGTCTCTTGCTGCAGTCACTCGCGAAGATGACACATCAACATATTGGCAGGGATGTCTTTGGGGAGGAAAACTTCCATATGTCCTTAGTATGATCAAAGAACTTGCTCGTAGAACAACAGATGATGAAACGAGAGATATGGTTGCATTATGGCATGATGAGAGTCACTTAAACAAATTCTTTAGTGAACAAAAGAAATTCGTTCATACATTGGAACCTCAATTTGCATACCCAGAGATATTCTCAGAGTATTGTGAATTTGAACCAAAGATAGTACATTTAGCGAAAGAAAATTCAAAGTATCATGTCTGATGTGATCGTGGATAAGAATAAGTCAGCATCTAAACTTAAAAATATTGGACCAATATATTACTTGAATCTTGATGGTCAACCAGAAAGAAAGGAGTATATGGAAAACCAATTTGCATATTGGGAGATAGAAAACTATACTCGCATCTCTGCATATGATGGTCGTAATGATGATCTAAGTGACATACTTGTTGGTAAGTATCCTGGCAATATGTCGTCTGGGGAAATAGGATGCACAACATCACATTTGAAAGCCTTGAAATATTACTTACAAACTTCAGATAGTCCTTATGCGATTATTATGGAGGATGATTGTAGTTTAGAACTTGTTCGTTACTGGAACTTTACCTGGTCTGATTTCTATGCCAATTTTCCATATGATTGGGATGTGGTTCAGATCGCAATTATTTGTACGGGTGATATTCACGTTAAACTTCATAAGAGGTTTGTAAATAATTTCTCCACAGCCTGTTATGTCATTAGTCGTCATCATGCAGAAAAACTTGTGCGACTTCATTGTCGAGGAGAAAAGTATAAGTTGGATCAAGGTGTTAAACCAAGACCAGTTGCAGATGACTTAATCTATAATTCTGGTAACACATTCTCAATTCCACTTCTTCTTTATCGGATAGAATTGGGGTCGAGTATTCATCCAGAACATATTGATGCCTTTCATAAAGGTAACTATATTGCACAATTAAACTACTGGAAACAGAATGGATCTACTGTTGATATTCGACAATTTATGAATTATGATCCTTTTCTTGGGAGGATAACCGAAAGTTCCGCTCAAAATAATCAAAGTCAATGAGTAAATTGTCCTACGTTGACACATTTTTAAGTTCATAGTAAACTAAATATTACGATTGTCACATGTGACAGTTAACATTCCATAGACAACCTCCGCAACTATTTGAGTAAGTCTAAACCGATAAGGCCAATCGGTGGAAAACAACAGAACCATGTCGAGGTTCTTTTCATCTGCGGGTAATCATTCCGCAAGTAAATTAACGAGGTAATTAAAATGTTCAAATCTGTAATCGCAGCATCTGCTGCTATCTCAATGTCCGCTGGCGCTGCCCTTGCAGGACCTTACGTTAACATCGAAGCCAATGCTTCATATCCTGACGGCGAGTACTCAGGAGCTACAACTGATCTGCACGTTGGCTATGAAGGTGGTTCAGGTAAGGTTGGTTACTATATCCAAGGCGGTCCTGCTTTCGTTCATAGTGAAGCTGCTGATGACACTGAGACCGAACTGTCCGGTAAGGTTGGCTTAACTTATTCTGCTACTGAGTCTGTAGGAGTTTACGGTGAGCTTGCAGGAATGACTGCTGGCGAAGATGGTGATGGAGATGAGATCATTGATTGGGCAGGAAAAGTCGGCGTCAAGTTCGACTTCTGATAGTTATAATATTTGTTATAATATAGGGGTCTGCGGACCCCCTTTTTTTATGAAAAGAATTTTAGCTTCTCCAGTAACCCATTTCAATCTTTTGATTATTGGGTTTTTTATTCTTGTCGGCGTTATACACAATGATTATCATCATCGTATGGATGAAGATGTTCATGGTTATGTGAGACAATTTTGTGAAAAGAACCCTGAGAAATGTCAGGATATTCTTGAAGAAGATGACTACTAAGTATAAATCACTACATAGCACCCCTTGACAGAACTTTATGTTTCCTATATAATATGTAAAGATTTACAACAGGATGTAACATGACTGTAACAACTGAAGATGGTGGACGCCAAAATCTGTTCGCTAAAGAACCTCAAATGTATGTTTCAAAGACTGACGCCGAGCGTTATGCTTATGAATCATATGCTGAACGCGCAGAAAAACTGAATGGACGTGTTGCTATGATTGGATTCTTTTTTGCAATCTTCTCATATTCACTGACTGGCAATCTTTTCTTTGGAATGGTCTAATGGAAACTTCTTTGATTGAAATTCTAACTTACTATGTGATCGTCTCCGTTGTATTCATCGGAGCACCAGGAGTATTCTTTTATATTGTATTCATGCCAGCTCTACAAAACACAAAAGGTAGAATGGTTGGATACAAAGATCACAAAACATATGGAGATTCTACGATCTATGAACTAGACGGTAGACGACCCACAAACGAAAATTTTTATCTTACACTACAGGAGACAGGACAATGAACGAAAGAGCAGAACGTATCAATGGCTGGGCAGCAATGCTTGGCGTAGTAGCAGCAATAGGTTCATATGCTGCAACAGGACAACTAATTCCAGGAATCTGGTGATTGGTGATCAGATGTTAGCACTATCATCGGTTCTATTATCTGCCTGGGTTATCTGGGCTTTGAGTCAGAATGACGTTGATGATGATAACGATGGTCCTGGTGGCGGAATGTTACAACCAGTACACGTCACAAATCCATAAATATCTTAACCAGAATTGGGGCAGATCAACTTGACCTGTCCCCTCTTTTATGGTATTGTATGGAGGAAATTTTATGAAACTTATGCAGTTTTCTTTATTGGCATCGATTGCTGCTATTTACGCCATATTCATCTACGAACCTTCCGAACCACAAAGAGAAGTTGTTAGTGTTCCGGTCGATATAGAATATCAGACAGTAAAGACTTGGAGATGTCCGTCATGTTCCCCGGAAGAAAAGTATGTCCTTAAACAACTTCAAGAAAAAACAAAAATTTCAGATCGTAATGCCCTTGCTACGATCATGGGAAATATTAAACAAGAAAGCGGGTTTATTTCCAACATATGTGAGGGAGGTGCTAGAGTTTCTTACGATCGTTGCTATCGGGGTGGCTATGGAATCATCCAGTGGACTTCTGAGAACCGTTATCGTGGGTTAGGACTTTTTGCTGAGAAGTATGGTTGTGATCCTAGTGAGTTTAAATGCCAAACTCGGTATATGATTAATGAATCAGTCTTCCAAAAGAACCTGCCAAGATTTGAGGGTGCTGGCCAATCAGTCTCTCAATATATGGTTCCCTCTTACTATTGGCTTGGTTGGGGGATCAAAGGAAAACGCCAAGTCTATGCATATCAATACGTAAATAGATTAGTTTTCTCATGATCAAAACATATCCCAATTATCCCAACTATCCCTTTCTTCCAATCTCCATGAATAAGGAATCAAAACATAAAACAGTTCCTGCACCTAGAATTCTTTCCGACGATCCCTGGTTTGGTCCAGCAGTTATTTCTGACGCAAATCGTATGTATCTTGAGCAGAAAGAAAGGGAACAAAAAAATACCTTAACAAAAGAAAACAAGGAACCTGACAATATTCACGAGGTTATGTATAATATGTCAGTGAAGAATGCTGCTACCACGTTAGATCTTGACCCAATCAATATTGGTGGATCTGAAAACTATGGAGATGCATCTGGACGTAATTGGAATTCTGGAGGATAAATGGACGAGGATTGGCGATATAGTGAAGAGAAATTAAGAGTTAGACAACAAGCAATTCGTATTCTCCTTCACAAGTATGGTAGTGAATTAGACGATACTAGAAAGTCTAAATATACATGTAGATCCATCTATGAGTGTGCTCATGATTGGGTCTCTCAAGGCAATGCCAATTGTAACGGCATTACCCAATACTATGAGGCTTATTACCATGCAAACGATAATTAATGTACTTGCTTTGTCGTCTTTTGCTATATCTGCTTCCGTTGTCGGCGGCGGTGCTTATCTTTATCTCAATAAAGATTCAATAGTAGAAAACGTAAAAGAACAAGTAATCAATGCTGCAACTGGAGCAATCGCAGACTCTTTACCGGATATCATGGATGGATCTTTACCAGAACTTCCAACAACAACCGGTCCTGCATTGCCAATTCTACCATGAAGAAATTTATATTAAATATTTTAGGTTTATCTTTATTCTCCTTGCCAGCACTTGCTGAACCCACAAAGGGATACTACACCATGGATGCTATGGGGTGTATGATTCTAAGGGAATGTACGGACGATGTCAAAAAAGTTAGAAGCATACAAGATATTTCTGATAATTATACCGAGTATTCTTTTGATGATATTTCTGATGAATTTAACTCAATGGTCAGGTCTCTTGATAAAATCGGAGTTAATGTTTTTCTAGGAGACGTAAAGTATTTTCCTCCAGGACACCGAGGAGTCTATCATACTGTAGGAAATAATTTCTTTTTAAATAAAGCATTCATGCACAGACCTGGTGTACTTATGAGTGTCATGCGTCATGAGGGTTGGCACGCTGCACAGGACTGTATGGCAGGAACTATTAATAATAATCTTGTAGCAATTATTTTGCCCGAAGAATCTGTTCCGCCCATATGGAGAGCAATAACAGAAAGAACTTATCCCGATCATGCAGTTCCCTGGGAAGCAGAAGCAACTTGGGCGGGCAAGACTGAAGGTATGACCATGAAAGCACTTGCTGCATGTGCCACCGGAAAAATGTGGGAAGTATATGAGCCTACACCATTAACAAGAAAGTTTTTGGTTGAAGAGGGATTTATTTCTAAATAAGATTTAGATGCTCGCAACTAATGTCAGAGGAACCGAAAAAGGAAGAGAAGAAAGGACTTCTGAGTAAACTAAAAGAGGGAATGGATGACAAGGAAGAACAACTTGCTATTCTTAGTACTTTTGTCCGCCTTGGTATCCTTGTTTGGAGTGGCGGAATACTTACATTGGCGTACATTAAACTACCCCCTGCTCTTGGAATCCCAGAGCAAAAACTGGACCCAACCTTTATAGCCTCTGTTTTTACTGGGGTTTTGGCTACTTTCGGGGTTCAGACAACCAAAAAGAATGGTGGTGCAAATGGTGGAATAAGTAAAGCAGATCTTCAAAAACTTATTGATGCTGCTTCTCAGACTGCTCCTGCACAAACAATTCGCATAGAGCAGGCACCACTTGTATTCCAAACAAAGGATGGAGAACCACCTGTAAAACCAACGGTATAGTGCTATGTTTAAGTGGACTGCTCTTACAATAGGAACATTATTTGGGGTTGCTCATATTGGTATCTTAGGACATCTAATGAATCGTCCCGGGGTACCAGTAATTAATCTTCCTGTAGGAGACTATACATCATATTCTGTTGAGGCTGATAGAGACGGATATAAAATAGATTACAGTTCTAATGATCCCAAAGTAATTGAGAAGAAAAAAACAGTTGATAAAGAAAATGGATTCCTCGGTATAGGCGGAAGAACTACCGTAATCACCGATGAAGAATATACAATGGGAGGTCAGGAAGATAACCTGGGAAAGTCAAATGCGAAAAGAGAAGAGTGCATCAGGGCGGCCGGTGGAGGACAATCAACGGGAAGGATTGTCGG